GGCGAATCCTGGGATTGACTCAATAACAGTAGCTACAGTTGGAGAGATTACCATGAAGTTGGCACCACCTCTTAAAGTTAATTGGTGGATCTTATTAGATACCTTCTGAAGCTTAGTACCTAAGGTCTGGAACCACTGACCCTGTGTGTTGTAGAATCCGTTTGTTCCTTCAGCTTCGAAAGCAGTCTTATCATCATTGATGACTCTGTTGTTTTTAGCAGACCAAAACTCAGTTGTTCGGGCATCAGCCATCAACATATCAAGGATTTCTAAGTCAATTTCCAAGGAAATATACTCAGACATGATGTTGGTAACTTCAGCTTCAGCATCTAAAGCTTGGTAAGCGTTCAAGTCCTGAGCGAGTTCAGGAGTGAATACTGCCTTCAGCTTTTTAGTCTTAGCAATGATACCTAATGATCTCATTCCGATATTAATTTCCGGGATAGAGATATTAGTAGCAGACTGAGCATTAGGTGAAGCGAATGCAGCACCTGCTTCGAAATCTCCTCTTGCGTTGTCTTTAGTTTGCTTACTATATTCTACTACGAAAGATCCTGTTCCTGAAAGAGGAATTGTTGATCCTGTAGTAAAGAAAGTTACAGTATTAGCAGTTTCATCATACTTTGTGAAAGCAGGAAGATTATGGGCTGCTGTAACAGTTGAGCCTGATGTAATAACAAAGCTTCTTACGGCTGCCTTATCTAAATCAGCTAAAGTAGTTCTAGCAGTTCCAACAGTTAACTTATGGATATCACCAGCTACTATTGAAGATGATAATCTAGAGTCAAAGTTTACATCTGCAAAAGTTGCAGAAGCAGAAGTAACTGTCATAGAAGCAGAGAATTGGTTAGTTGAGTAAGCGAACTTACCTGCACCGTACAATCCTCCGGTACCTAACTGATCTAAGTTAGAGTCTGCTTGAGAGAAGGGAAACTGACTATCTGCGTTACCATAAAGTGAATCACCTGAGGTGAATGGGCTCTTACCAGTTCCATATTGGAAATCTAAGAAGAATACCAGACCTGAAGGTAAATTCATTGGTTGAACAGATACGAATTCTTGGGCAGCTACCTGTCCAAAAATCTTTCTTACCATAGGTAAGACTACAGAGGCATACTGCTCACCAGTTCCTGCTGCGAAGGTACCACCAGTACCTGTTAATGAACTTTCGTTCAGCAATTGCTTAGCTTGGTTTTCGAGGATAAGTGACATGTTGTTTTTTTCAAGCTCATTATCTAAGCCCTCAAGTAAACCTGTCTTTTCCCACTTACCAGCTAATCTTGCAGCGTCGCTTTGCATGTTTCTAAACGACTCTGCGGATTCGTTGATTAAGTTGTTTACTAATTCCATTTTTATGTATAGGATTTATCGGTAATAATACCGGCTAATTTTTGCCATCTCCTAACCTGATCGTTAGATTCTAAGATCGGTTGAGGATTTTTACTAGCCCCACCTGTGGGTCTAGATGCGGAACCTTTATTTTCTTTTACAACCTGGGAAGTAGTTAATGAGTCTGAGAGTGTCTCAAATACTAATTTAACTTCTTTTACCGAAGCAGCTTTATCAAATGTTGATAAAACTTTTACTTTTTGTGATTCTGTTAAGCTTCTAGAACGGAAGAGCTTGTTTGTGTAAAGAAGTTTAGCGTTGAGTAAGTTAACTTCGGAAAGTTCACCTTTTAACTCATCTAACTCTTTCTTCATTTCATCCATTTCTTCCTCGACAGCACCTGAACCAGGAGTTTTGGTAGTAGGTTTACCACCACCGGCCATTGAGCCTGCGGTTGCACCACCAGCCATAGCAAGAAGATCTTTTAAAGATACTTTCTTTCCGTCTACAGTAATAATTTTACCCATCACTTCGGGATCGTTGTAAACTTTCTTAAGGGTATCTTTAATACCTTCGTCCATGTCTCCTTCTTCCATCTTGTCTTTTTCTTCAGAAAGTAATTCGTCAATGTTAACTTCTTCATCCATAGAATCCATTTCCATTTCTTCCTTACCTTCCTCTTCTTCATCAGACATTTCAACAGGATCACCACCGGCTTCTAATTCACCAGCTTGAACCATATCTTCGATAACTTCTTCGACGAATGATTTTAATTCGTCTTCAGACATTTCTTCGAGGTCCATATCGCCTTCAGCTTCATCCATTTCTTTAGCTTCGTCCATGTCCTTTTCTTCGTCCATTTCCTTAGCCTCATCCATATCTTTAGCTTCGTCCATTTCCTCTTCGAGTTCAGCTAATAACTCCTCTAAAGAAGCTTCATCCATGTCTTTCTCCTCATCCATACCTTCTTCTTGGTAGGAATAAGTTTCATCCATGTCTTTACCTTCTTCCATTTCGTCTTTAGCTTCTTCCATTGTATCAGCCTCTTCCATTTTTTCATCTTCTTCCATCATAGCTGCTAATTTTTCTTTTAGCACTGGAGAGAAGGTTTCTTCAAGAGCAGCTTTTGCGTTTGCAATAGCAACTTCTTTAATGGTTTTAGCTTCTGCAATGGCCTCTTTTAATAATTGCTTATCCGCCATTTTTCCAAAATTTAAATTGTTTGTGAAAATACGTTTATTTAAAAAACGTAATATTAGATCGATTAATTAGGTACCATATATAGAGATGGCACATTACCGTGATACGTATGTGCCATCTTCAGAAAAATTAAGAAAATTTAAACTATAGTAGTATTTGTAGAATTTTTAAGAGCATCCGCACTAAATTTATGAGGAGATACCATAATATATTGTACTCTTACTTGTGTATTATGTGAAATATTAGTTATTCCTGTAATATATTCTAATTGTTCTCCACTACTTCCAGTCCAAGGCCCTTTAGCGGTTATAATTGAACCACTATCTATAGAACATGAGATTTCAGAACCACTCCAAGTAAATGCATAATTGTGATATGTTGTAGGTGTTAAACTACCTGATTGGGTTAAATAAGGGATCTGGGATTGGTTAGTAGATAATGGAGAGAATATTGCTGATGATGATCTATAATAAATTCCTCTACCATCTATTCTTAAATAATCTGAGGATGGGGCTGAACCTGTTTTTAATAATGCAAAGTGATTAGAAGATGCTTCATCTGATCCTGATAAAGGTGTCCATGCAAATCTTGTAATTATTGTACCTTGGTTTGGATCTGTAAGGAAATTATCAATTGTAGATGAAGTTAATGGTAATTCAAGTGATTCTGAGGGTTTTGTAATTGCTGAAGCACTTGTTGGGATATAAGAGGTAGCGGGCATAAATGCTAAAGCATTCCTATTTTTTACAGAATCAGCTGAACCAGATAAAGAACCAGTAATACTATCTTCTATAACTTCTAACTGTAAATTAGCAATTGAGAATGTTGCTATACTTGAAGTAAAACTTCCATTAGGTGCCCCTGAAGAACCAGAACCAGGGCTATTATTTCCTGTATTTAAGCCTCCATCTGGGTTGCCTGTTTGGGTAACGTATCTAACTCTTAAAACATCATTTGTTCCTACTGATCCACTCATTCTGGAGAGGTGAGCTAGTCTTAACCAACCATCCCCGATATCTGTAACTTCTAAATTATTAAAACCTGATCTTACAAATATAGAGGCTGAATCAGGATCAAGTTTAGCATTAGTATATTCTGAAGGGTTAATTAGAATATCTTCTCCTGTTCCCACTAAATTTGAAAACTGATCAAAAGCCTGACCTTGAATTTTCAAAATTCTAGCTTTATCTGCAGTAACTGAATTAAAAGGAAAACCTCCACTTACACAATAAGAAATTTTAACTATTCTTTCTATATCATCACTAAATGCGTTGAATTGAAAATCCAAACGTGCTTGTTCGCCCGATGCTGTATCTTCTTGAAATGTTACTATATTATAATCATAGTTTCCTTCAGTTATAAATTTATCTAAAGAACTTGAAGCTACATTTACATTTGCTGTTGTAAAAGTAATAGGGGTAATAAAATGATTATTAGTTTCTCCCTCTAAAATTAAATTTCCTGTAGATGAACCTTGAAGAATAGAGGAAGAAATAGTTCTATTAGCTACATTACCCCCACTTATAAATGCAAAATTTTCATTTGTATAAGAATAATCTATTTTAGGGGTAGCATTTATAGTAAATTCCTGAAAATTTAAAGTAGAATTAATTCTTGAAGATCCTGTAATACCTGTAGAACCTGTATAATCAAAATCCCCAATTCCGGAAGTTGGTAAAAATGAAAATGAGGTACCTTTTTGGGAATTATCTCCTAAAAAAGTACCTGCATACATAATCGCAGAACAACTTTCAAATAATGTAGCCATATTTTAGTAAATTGGACATCTATCGTTAGAGCATAAAATATCTGTAATGATAGAATTGGTTTTATTATAAATATTGGATTCAGTAAGAGATTCGTTTAAAGGGCTCATGTAGGATCCTGGGTTGGAAGGGGTAGAGACAAAATCATAACATAAGAGTTCGAAATCGTCTTGCACCTCCATTACTTCTCCTACTTGTTTTAGAGAGCCCATTCCACGAGAAGAAATTCCTACAGGAACGTTGCTCGCAAATAGTGCTTTTAAAATATTTCCGGATGGAGTAGGTAAAATTTCAATAGTACCCATTACTTTTTTTCCAACGAATTTCATATCGTTGATTTTATGGGATACGTTTTTAAGGTTAACTATTTGGGAATCAGGGTGATCTAACTCACCTAATGCTCTGTTTTCCTTAACTACCTCCATGTACTTGTTGATTTCTCTTTCAAGAATTTCCATTGGATACTCTCTACCATTGCCGTTTTGTTTTTCGGCTGTAGAAAGGATACCTTGTACTAGTAAATTTCCATCAGATGAGGTTTTACCTTCATTGATAGAAACGGTAGGTTTAAAGATATTAGTCTCTATCAGTATTTGTTTCATCTACGATTTGTTTTTTCTTAGCCTTTCCGGTTAGTTTTTCGTACATTTTCTGCATTTTGGCTTTTCTCTTTTCTAAGATCTTAATTTCCTTTTGCAGTTCTTTAACTTTCTTTTTATCTACTAACTCTGAAAGGTTATCATCTTCAGAAATCATTTCTAATCTCTGTGATTTTGTTTCAATCATTTCTTCTACAGCCTCGATTTGAGTTTCTAAAGTAACGATTGCACCACTCTCTTCAATTTCGGATAATTTATCTTCTACTGAATTTGTTTTCTTTTTACCTTCAAGTAAAAGTTCAGTCATTGTAGGAACTTTAGATTCTTTCAAATCACCATATCCTGAAGACTTATATTTACCTGTTACTTCTTTAGGTTGTTCTACTTTACCATATCCGATACCCTTAATTCCAAAAGCGGAATTTTCTGTATAATGAGTAGCAGATTTAGTTAAATTTTTTCTAACAATTTCTTTAATATCATCTGGGGTTTTATCTTTATTAGCAGGGTCTTTAATTTCCGCATAGAATCCCTTTAAAAATTCAGCCCCATATACAGTATCAATATTGTTTTTATCTTGATAGTTGTATTGCTTAGCCTGAACATCCATTACATCTTTAGATGTTTTTTTCTCTACGGCTTTAACCTCTTCAGTAATAATACCTCTATTTTTTAAGATTTTAAGAGAATCATTAAATGAATTTTGGTTAGATACCAAATGTGGAAATAATGATTTAGCTAACTTATGAAAATAAGATTTAGAGGTTTTTCCCTCTTTTAAAGCTATGTAATGTTCTTGAATTGTTTTCATTTGTTTAGTAATGTAGTTATATCTTCTAAATAGTCCTGAATCAAATCTGTTCCGTATACAACATTATATGAGTCAGGATTTTCCTCATAAAATTGTTTAGTGTTTAATTTTGCTTTTCTTAATAGAGAGGCAATCTCAAACATTCTATCACTAATTTTTTCAAATCCTTCAATTCTCTCTTGTTGGAATTGTTTAGGATCTTGGTTTTCCTTTAATTTATAGCCGTAGCCCATTACTTATAAATATCAACTACTTCTATTCCCTTCGCTGCTTTGCGTAACTTTGTTTTGTTAACGGGTTTAAAGCCTAATTTATAGTAATATATTACAGGTTTAGTACCTTTTTTTCTAAATGCTTTGGGGGTTGCATATTGTTCGCCCGTGCCCGGGGTAAAAGTAGCGCCTGTACCTGTTGTAGAGATTTCTTTAGTAAGGAATCTATTTTTTATTATTTCTTTAATTCGATCTCTTAGGTCCATGAATTTTACTTAATTCTTCAATTAATTCAAAGTATTGAAGTAAATTAAAAATATCATTTGATTTAACAGAACATTTATTGGTTTTAAGTTCTAATAAAGACACAACTTCATTTAATTTAATTTTAACTACATTATCTGTAACTTTTTTATTAAATGTTTCTAAAATTGCTTTTAATTGAGAAGATCTTAAATTATAAATTTCTCTTAACTTAGGAGTAGAATCCACAGAGGTAATAAATTCTTTTAAGATTTGTTTCTGATATCTATTAAGGTTAGAGTACTTGGTATTGAATTTCTCTAATAAGAGTTTATAAGTAAGTAATCTTAAATCTTTATCGTATGTTTGAAACTCATTTACTAAGTTTTCTTTAACTGAATTTTCAGAGATATTTGCTTTACAAATTTGTTCTAAAAGAGTTTGTTTATTTTTAACAATCTCATCTGGGTTGATGTAGGTGTTAGTGTTATAAATTTCTAGAAGTGTAAAGAATGAGGAAAATGTTTTGTAATTAGGAAGTTTAGTTTTAAAAAACTCATCTAGATTATAAAAACCCTTAATCTCAGAAATTAAGTTATACTTTTCAGACTTTAAAGTTTTTCTATTTAGTCTTTTAGAATTTTCTAATAAAGTTTGAATTAAAGAGTTAGCTTGGTTTTCTGATATTCCGTTTGATTTAGATACAGATTCGTAAAGTTTTAACTCCTTAGATAATTCTGTTTTAGAAAAATATTTTTTAATTAATTTTAGTGCGGGAGATTCTTTTTCGTTGAGGGTATCAGCTGTAACCCTTCTTACTAAAAGTTCAAATAAAATACCCGTATTTTTATATTTTGAATGCTTTATTGACATTTTCCAGTTTGTTATAAATATTATTCCCTAATTTGAGATTCATCTAGCAATGAATCACCGTTAGATTTTTTATTATTTCTAGTTTTTAGGGATTCTATTAATGATCTATTTTTTTCTAAAACTTCTAAAGCGAGTGGAGAACCCCCTTTAAAGTTTAAATTAGCATCTGGTTGGTCGTCAACTTTATTACCTCTGCTACCAATTCTATCCTTACCAAAGTTATCGTCTTGGGTATTTCTTTTAGTGACTTTTTCTTTAGGTCTACCTAGAGATTCTTTTTCGTCATACCCATCAGGTACTGAATTATCTTCGTACCTTCCCTTACCATATAAAGAGGCTAAATCGTGTGGTGTGCCATATGATTTACCTGTTGTAACAGGATCGTTACCTTCACTTTCAATCTGATTTAATCTAAACTTACGTTTAGCATCTTGTACAATCAGATCTCTATATTCGTTAAATTCATTTTCTGATAAGTGGAATATATTATCATAAATCCAATCAGTAGGTAATAAATTATTCTCCATCATAGAAGATGCTAATTCTACCTTTTCTTTCATTAATGCAATTCTCTCCTGATCATAGATGATAGAAGGAGTATTTAATGAAAGTTCAAAATTTGTTAATGAATCCTCATCATATCCCTGGGTGTAAAGGTGGATGAAGGCTATTTTATATAATTCGGAAACTATAATCCTTTGAATTCTATCGATTGTGCGAGCGAATCTAATATCTTCTGCTGCTAATGTTGCTTTACCTTCTACATTTTCATCGTATCCTAAGAATGCTTTAGGTACTTTTAAAGCAGCAAATAATTTATCTCTTAAATATTCTACGTCTTGGATACCATCGTAATCTAAACCTTTAGTAGTATCAATTTTTGTAGTTGTATCATTTCCCCTAATTGGAATGTAAAAGTCTTCCATGAGGTTTTGCATATTATACTTTAAGTTATATTCCCCAGTTTCTTGATCAACGTGAGGAGTACGCTTCATAGTTGAGATAGTTTTTTGCATAAACTGCTCTACCTCATTTGGTGGAATACCACCTACATTTACGTAAAAAATACGTTTTTCAGGAGCACGAACAATTCTATGAATTAACATAGCATCCTCCATTAAAGTATATTGTTTAAATAGTTTACGAGCGGGTTCAATATAGGATCTACCATAAGGGAGATAATTTAGATCAGTTAATAATCTAAAGTGAACCATCTCGTAGTTATCAAATACAATTCTATTTTTTTCTTCTTGGTTAGGTGTATAACTATACCCTGACCCACCACCATAGTTTCCCTGGGGGTTGTATAAAAATTCTACTCTTGATGGGTTTTCAATATCAAAGTTTTCTTTTCTTTCAATATGAAAGGCAGAATATGGGATGACATTATAAACACCAAATTTTTCTGAGATTTCTAGTTTTAAGAAGAAATCACCATATTTACACATTTGGCGAATCCAACTCCAAAGATTAAATTCAATGTTTAAAACATCATAAAATAAATTATATAGGATCTTTTGTAGTGAATCATCACTAGATCTAATTCTTAATACCTCACCCATTTCATTCTGAAGGGTAGATTCATCTGATATGATATCTAGGGCAGATGCAATAATAGCATCTTGATCCATAGCATCATAATCAGAATAAATTTGTGGTCTTAGATACTGATAATTAAGATTAAATTGTTGACCATATAAAGAGGTTGCTGCAGGGTTTTTATATAATCTTGAATACCTATCCATTAAGGAATTCGTAGCATATTCCCCTGAGGTTTGAATATGATCTGTATCTACTACTTTAAGATCACCGCCTACATTGCGGATTACTACATCAGTAGAGAATAGTCTTTGTAATCTTGAAAAAAGGTCCTTCTGAGCCATATCTTATAAATATTATAATAACCAGTCTATTGATTCGTTTCCATCCTTTGTTTTGATTTCATATGGATTTGGAATGTTACTATATTTATTAGGGTTATAAGCAAAATTATAATTTGTTTTGTTTGAGGTAATATTATTAAGAGCAGCCTTAGTTAAATCTAAACCTTGTTGTTTAAATTTAAATGCTGTGTCTCTCATATACATTGCAATTGCAAAACTCATAACTAAATCATCATTATAACCTTGTTGAGCTTCTGCTCTACCCGATTTCCATACAAACACTCTCATTTCTTGTAACAATCTTTTTGAATTAATTGTTACTGATTTATCAATAAAATACTCGTTAAATTTTTGTATCACTAAAGGACGAGTTCTTAATGACATTATAAAACCAGGCACTAAGGCCGAGTTGTTATTATATTGGTCAAAATACGAATCGGATGTTATATCTCCACTTTTAGGTGATTGATAGATGTTTCTATATCCTCTATCTATTACTACCTGTAAAACAGCCCATCCAATATTAGCATTTTCTATTACTAGTAAAGCTTCATTATATTCAGAAGCAATACCCACTAATAAATGTCCAAATTCTTTAGTTGATAATTGTCCACGGTATTCAGCTACCTGGGAGTTAGATTCAACATCTATTACATGGAATGCTGAAAAGTCTTTACCATCACCTCTAGCTACGTCTGCTACTACCATATAATCCCTAGAGTAATCTACAGGTTCCCATACCCAAAGATTTTGATCTGCTCCTCTTTTTTCAAGAGGATCTTTTTGTGATGTTTCAGAATAAAATTCTATCATTTCCCCTGAAAAAACAGTATCACCAGAGGTGTTAAAATCACAATCACACTCTTGGGATGCTATTTTAGGGTCTCCTAGTAATTTATCTTGATTTTTTCTCCAATCTTCATCTCGTTCAGGGTGGACATACCAAGGTAAACGGATGGGGATAAACTCGTTGTCTTGTTGTTCTGCTCTAACCCATGTTTGATGAAACCAATTTCCGGTTCCATAAGGGGTTGAAATGGCAATACACCCACCACCTGTAGCTAGGGTTTGTTGAGCTGAGGCCCATATCTCACCAATATTTTCAATGAAGGCAGCCTCATCAATTAGTAGTAAAGAAACGGCTTCTGATCTACCTGCATCTGAAGATGCTGATGTTGCTTTAATTTGAGACCCGTTTGTTAATCTTAAATTTAAACGGTTATTTTCTGCAAAGTCTACTCTTAACCAGGAAGGTAAGTTATCATACATGAACTTTACCTTGTTTACCATGTTTTTAGCTGTTTCCTGTTTTGTAGCTATACAAAGAATGTTTTTGTCCTTATGGAATAACATTAACCATAAAGAATATCCTGCAGATAAAGTAGAGATACCTAACTGACGGGATTTGTTTATAATTGAGTAATTATGATTTTGAAATAAATCTAATACTTTTTCCTGGAAGGGGAATAAATGGAATAAGATTCTACCTCTTTGTGGGTGTTGAATATAACAATACTTGCGCATAAAATATACAGGATCTTTTGCACATTTTATATATTCAGCGGCAATTATTTTTTTAATATTCTCTTGGGCCATTAAAACTTCCAGTTAATAGAAAGGGATATAACAGGAGCTAATTGGTTATTTATTCCTATCCCAAATTGATATAAATTATTTGTTTTTGTTTTTAAACTAAGTTCAGGGCCTATATACGCAAATCCTTCCCTCCCTGATACAAGTTGTGCTCCATAAAAGTACTCGTTTTTAGGAACATATACTTCGTTTGTAACAATTTTAGTTGGGTACCTTAGGGTATAATTTAGGTAACGAGATACAATTCGGTTTCGAGTGACAGTGTCCTCGATAATAATAGAGACGGAATCTTGAACTATAGAATCTCTATAAAATATTTTAGAGAAATAATCCTTTAAAATAAAGGCAGTATCTACAGAAGTTTTAAATGTATCCCATCTTACTACCTCAACAGGGTAAGGGACAGGTTTAGGAACATAATGGGATACCTCTGTTTGTATGGTATCCCACTTATATTCAATCTCTGTATTAGTTATAACAGTGGGTGCGCTACATTTATCTACTAAAAAAAACCCACCTGCTACACCTAATAGAAAAACAATTATTCTATTTGATTCTTTCCAACTCATTTTGGATAGTGGTGTATCGTTTTATTCTCTTTAAAAACTTTTCCTTGTCTTCTTCAGACTCAGCTTTTTTATACTTTTTTAAAGCAGCGTTTAGGAGGCGTTGGGTCTCTTTTTTTTTTGACGAATAGTAGGAGATAATTCTTCTTCGAGACCTGCTTCTTTTTTAGCAGCAGCTAATTCTCCGTAAGCCTTAGTTTTGGCTTCAATATCTTCTACTGATTCTTCGGAGAGGATTTCAATGATATTTTCCCTAATATAGGATTTTAAATCACTTTTTTTCATCCTTCGGCTTATTTTTACCTCCTTTCTTTCTACCTCTCTTTTTAAGCTCTAATTCGCCCTTTTTTACTTTAATAAATCTATTAAGTTGATTATCAAAAAGATCTTCATCATTCTTATCAAGAATATCTTTTACTTTTTCGTTTCCTCTGATTTTCTTTTTAAGTTCCAATCCAGTAAGATCTTCATTTCCGTCAATGACTTTTTCAATTGCGGTTTTTAATTCACCTTGAATTTTAGCCATTTCATTAACAGCCATTTCTTTAAGAATTTCTTCTTTGATAAGTTTTCTAAGTTCAGATATTTTCATTAGATAAAGGTTTTGATTATAAATATCACATTCTCTCCCAAACTATCCTCTCTTTAAATTCTAATAGTCTATTATTAGGATTCTCTAATTTTACAAGTGAGTTAATTTTGCTTCTATGTTCTTGGAGAAATGATCTGATAACAGAGTCAACTTGATTTCTATAGAATGGATTTGTTTCTCTTACAGAATTATCTTCAATAGGAATTCCGTTTGGAGACAAATATACGATAACATCATATTCTGGGATAAGATTGGATGCATGTTTAATAAAATGTTTTTTCTCCTTATTTGTCATTGATTGAGACAAGAATGCAAATGCCATTACATCAATTACAGTTCTATCTGTAAGAATTTTATCTTGCATTAGCTCGCTAGCACGTTCTGCTAAAAATACAGTTTGACCTTTTAATGTCGAATCTGTGTTCAATGGAATTCCCATTTCCATCAAATACTTAGAACGCTCTGTACGTTTGATATAGCCGTCCAACTCCGGCAAACCAATAAGTTGATTCACCAGAGTTGTTTTTCCAACGGACATTGTACCTGTTAATCCTATCCTCATTAGTTTCTATAATCAGAAATTAGATGCTTCATAGATGGATTCTTGTAGAATGGAATACCTTCACGTTGAGACTTAAGCTCTTGCCATTGTTCCTTTTCCAAAAAACGTCCGTACAAATGGTATTCATTTTTTGAGAATGTTGAGTCAATATGATTCTTATCATGGATTTTAATTGCAGGACCATCCCATGAATGGAGCTTCCAACTTTCACTACCCAATTCTCTAAACAAGGACATATGAGCACCTCTTGAATTAATTGTTTTGTATTCGTAAGCTTTTTGCCTTTTAGCCATTTGATTTTATTTTATGTGAATATACGAAAAATTCCTCAGGATAACAACCCTTCCGCAACATAAATTCCTTGTGCTCCGGAAACTGTAATACCACGAGCTGATAGAGCATCTCCTACAAAGTGCACATTGTCAAATTGTTCAAGTGCTAGGTTGCTATAATCTACAAGTGGTTCTGGGGAGAGGTATTTTACCTCGGGAATATAAACGCCCCAATCATCCCCAAGTGTAGGGAATACTTTTTTCATATCCTCGATAAAATCATCAATGTATGAATAGTAACCTTGGAAATGATCTTTAACTTGTTGTAAACCATCTTCATTAAGATAATGTGCTTTAACCCAATCCCCTTCTGAGGTTTTAGATTTCCATTTTTCACTATCAGGGGTATAATACAGACCTGCTTTGTATTTGGCTTGGTGACGTCCTTGAGCTTTTTTTCCATCATACCCTTCACCAGGAACTATAGAATGTTTTTGTACTTTAGAAACTAGCTCTCTTGACCATTTGAATGGTTCTTCAATACCATTAATTTCCATCAAGATACCAAAATTGGTCATATCGTTTCTATAATCTTCTCCTTTTTTAGCATGTCCGTTGTACGAATAATCCCCATATGTTTCTTCAAGGGCAACATAAGCAGCATTGTTGTTTGTACAGAATGAACGAAGGGAAACTCCTTTATCTTCGAATTTACGATACAATTTAAAATCGTATGAAATATCAATTAGTTTCTGAAAGTGTTTTTGTGGTGCTTCAAATCGTACCCCTATTTGAACTGGTTTGGGTTCAGTAGGGAATGAATAATCGTCCGCTAGTTGTTTACCAAAATCGATACCTGATTTACCGACGGCAAACATTAGGCGATCATATTCAATTTCATCTACGGCTCCTATAGATACAATTTGATCTTCAAAATCAATTGCAGTTACTTTAGTCTCCCATTCGAATTTAACACCTTTATCAACTAGATAATCATACCAATTTTTACCAATCTCATGTAGATAATCTGTACCAACGTGCCATACAGGGAATAAACGCAAACCAAAATATGGTTTAATAAAATCAGGTTCTGCTTGAGGATCTGAACATTGTACTTCCTCTGGTTTGGGGTGGAAACGTTTAAAGTTGTTGATTACCTCATCAAACAATTCCATTGCCTTATCCTCTCCACAATACTTAGACATATGACCTCCGATTGCGG